GTCTATCCGTGAGGCATGGGGGGATTGCATGGCTATGCGGAGGATTGCATGATCGGTGACATCGCCCGCACGGGGAACACCCGCAAGACGCTTGAAGCCATGCGGGACAAGCTCGCCGACGACATGGACGCTGCACCACCTGCCGTGGTGGCGCAAGTCGCCGCGCGCTTGCAGGCGGTGCTCACTCAACTGGAAAGCCTTGGCAGCGAGAAGGTGTCGGTGCTGGATGAGCTCGCAAACCGTCGCAAGGATCGGCTCTCAGCGGCCGGCGTTCCTGACACTGCCAGCAGATCGAAGGGCAAGCGCAGGACAGGAAGCGATTGAACTAGCCCGCCTGGCCGGCCTTGAGCTGGACGACTGGCAGCAGTTCGTCATCACCGAGATGCTGCAGGTGGACTCGCACGGCAAGTGGTCGGCATTTGAGGCCACGCTTATCTGCCCCCGCCAGAACGGGAAGGGCTCCATCCTTGAAGCCCTGCAGTTGTACGGCCTGTTCATCGGTGGCGACAAGCTGCAGGTGCATACGGCGCATGAGTTCAAGACGTGCTTCGAGCACTTCCTGCGTGTGTCCACGCTGATTGAGAACACGCCCGAGTTGTACGAGTTGGTCGGCAAGGAAGGCATCCGGCGTGGTGCCGGCGACCAGGCGATCATCACGAAGCTCGGCACCCGGCTTCGCTTCCTGGCTCGTTCTGCTGGGTCAGGTCGTGGGTTCTCCGGTGACCGGGTGTACTTGGACGAGGCGTTCGCGCTCACGTCGCGCATCATGGGTGCGCTGCTCCCGACGTTGTCGGCGGTGCCGAACCCGCAGGTGGTCTACTCGTCATCCGCACCGGACTACACGCAACAAACGCTTTTTGAGCTGGTGCAGCGTGGCCGCTCCAACGTGTCGGAGCGTCTGCTGCATTGCGAGTGGGGCAACGAGCCTGGCGTCCTGCCGACCGACCGTGAGTCGTGGGCGCGTGCCAACCCTGCGCTCGGCATCCGCATTGACGAGCGGTTCATCGAGGCCGAGCTCGAGGCGATGTCGGCGTACCCTGAGGAGTTCCTGCGGGAGCGGCTTGGGGTGATCATCACTCAGGAAACGTCGGGCATCCTGCCGCTCGGCAAGTGGCGCGACTGCGCCGATCCTGGGTCCGTTATCGCATCCGGTCATGCGTCGCTCGCTGTCGGGCCTGGCATGGCGTGGGCTGCGCTCGGCTATTGCGGCCGGCGTGACGACCTGATCCACGTGGAAGTCGCCCGTCATGAAGCGGGTACGGCGTGGGTGGTGGACGCTTGCCGCAAAGCGTTCGACGACACGAAGCAGCCGATCGTGGTGGACGCGAAGTCACCTACGGCCGGCGTGCTGCCCCACCTTGCAGCGGCGGGTATCCCGTGGCGCGAGGTGGCACCGGGCGACATGGTGAAGGCCTGCGCTGCGTTGCAAGACGACCTCATGAACCTGCGCCTACGGCATCTCGACCAGCCTCCGTTGAACGCTGCGGTGGCCGCTGCTGATGTGCGTACTGCTGGCGAGTCGTGGGTGTTTTCCGCTCGCGCTTCTACGGTCGACATCACCCCACTGTTGGCCATCACCCTCGGGGCGCATGTGGCGCGCGAGGCGGTCACCGACGACGCACCTGGCGGGTTCGTTGACCTGTCCGACTACCTCGATGACGACTGAAAGGAGGGGAGATGCTCGGTTCCGTTCTGCAGATCACCGGCCTGCTCCTCCTCGTTGCGGCCGGCATCCTCGTGTCCGTCCCCGCCACCCTTGGCGCGGCGGGCGTGGTCGCGTTGTACCTCGGTCTGGCCGCTGATCGTGGTGGTCGCTGATGCTGCGCGCCTTCTTCAGTGAGCCCAAGATCGAGGAGCGGGCACAGGCCACCGTGTGGGGCACCTGGCCTGGTGACGGTGGTTCGTCCACGGTGACGGTCAACCAGGCGTCCGCGATGCAGCTGCTCGCGGTGTCCGGGTGCGTCCGGCTCATCACCGACTCCATCTCCACGCTGCCGGTGGACGTGTACCGCGAGGACTCGCAGGGCATCAAGACCGAGGAGAAGGCCCCTCGCTGGTTGAAGCAGCCGACCACGGACCTGGACTTCACCGCCTGGTGTACGCAGGTGCTCACGTCGCTGCTGTTGCACGGCAACGCGTTCTGTGTCGTGACCCGTTCCGGTTCGCAGATCGTGGAGCTCATCCCGCAGGACCCGTCGCTCATCTCGGTGCAGCGCGTCCAGGGCCGCAAGGTGTTCGTGGTCAACGGCCGCGAGTTCCCCGGCGAGATGCTGCACATCCCGGCGATGATGCTCCCCGGTTCCGACATCGGTCTGTCGCCGTTGGATTACGCACGCCAGTCCATCGGTCTCGGCTTGCAGGCGCAGGAGTTCGCATCCGACCAGTTCGGGTCGTCGCTCAACATGCCCGGTGTGATCGAGTTGCCGCAGAAGGCGCAGCCAGATCACATGCGGTCGTTGGCGCAGATGTGGAAGCGCAACCGCTCCTCGCGCAACCGTGGCCTGCCCGGCGTGCTGGATGCAGGCGCAACGTGGAAGCCGACCGGCATCTCCAACGAAGCAGCCCAGTTCTTGCAGGCACGCCAGTGGTCCGCTGCCGAGATCGCCGCTCAGGTGTACATGGTTGACCCGTCCGACCTCGGCATCCCGGTCGGTGGCACAACCCTGACTTACGCCAACCTCGAGCAGCGCAACATTCGCCGGTTGCAGGTGACGTTCTTGCCGTGGATTGTCCGGTTGGAGAAGGCGTTGTCGGACCTGTTGCCGATGCCCCGTTACGTGAAGTTCAACGTGGACGGCCTGCTCCGTGGTGACTCTGCTGCGCGCTGGTCGACGTACCAGATCGCGTCCAACATCAACGCCCAGGCCGTCGCCTATGGCCAGCCCCCGGTGCTGCTCACGTCCGAGATGCGCGACTTCGAAGACCTCAACTACGTCGAGGAGTACCCCGGCGCAACCCTGCCGGTGACCGACCCGGCGCAGACGCAGATGAACGCCGCGCCGATGCAGCTGCACATCCATCAGGCACCAACGGATGTGCGGGTGGAGACGCCAGCGGTGCAGGTGCGGAACGACGTGCACGTGCCCGAGCAGCGCACCCCCGACGTGCACGTGCACAACGAACCCGCCGCAGTGGTGGTGGACGTCCAGGGTTCGACGGTGAACATCCCGCCGACCGAGGTGCGGGTGAACGTTGCGGAGCAGTCCAAGACAACGACGCGCACTGTGGAGCGCGACGCAGACGGGCGCATCGCCCGCGTGATCGATGAGGTGAACTAGTGGCTCTCGCATACTCGACCACTGTCCGCAACGCGATGCTGGACGCCATCACGTCCGCAGCTGGCGCGTCGGCCAAGCTCCGCTTCTACGACGGCACCCGCCCGTCCACGGGTGGCACCGCCACGACGTTGCTCGCCGAGCTCACCTGCAACGCAACCTTTGCGCCGTCTGCGTCCGGTGGTGTGCTGACCCTGAACGCGATCACTGGCGCAAACGCTTCCGCAACGGGCACGGCCACGTGGTTCCGCATCGTCACCTCCGGTGCGGTGTTCGTACTGGACGGCAGCGTGTCCACCTCCGGCTCGGACCTCAACATGACCACGACCTCGTTCGTCTCGGGCCAGCCAGTTGCCGTGTCGTCGTTCGTGATCACGGAGGGCAACGCCTGACATGGCCCTGTACAGCGTTGCCAACACGTCCGCAGCCGCCGCGTCCGGTGCAACCTACTGCGACCTGCGCGCCGGTTCCGGTCAGCGCATCTACATCCGCGAAATCGGCGTCACTCTGAACGCGGCCACGGCGTCCAGCATCGGCATCGGGCGACCCGCAACGAACGGCACGACCTCCACCACCACCACCGGCATCGCCGTAGACCCAGCTGACTCGGCCACCACGACGGTGATGGGCACCGCCTGGTCCGTCGCACCCACTGCACCTTCCACCTACTTTCGGCGCATCGTCATGCCGGCCACTGCAGGTTCCGGGTTCGTGTGGTACTTCGACCGTGGTGGCCTGGTGGTCGCCGCGTCAGCGGTGCTCAACATGTGGAACTTCGGTGGTAGCGCAGGTAGCGCGCTGAGCGTCTATTTCGTCTGGGAGGAATGACCGATGCCTGCGCCCAACGGTGGGCGCAAGCCGACGGCTCGCCCGTTCTACGAAAGCGGCAAAGGCGGATACTGCGCCGAACCGCCCACGCTCCGCTCGTACATCGAGATTCAGCCAGAAGTTGCGGCAGGGTCAAGCGACGGCACGTCCTCCACCACGAATGCGAACGACACCAGCGCAGCGTCGGGTACGACAACGCCGACTGGCACGCTTGCTCGGACCAACGCTGCCGACACCAGCGCAGCCAGTGGGACGACAACCCCGACGGGCACCCTGGCGCGAACCAACGCCAGCGACACATCGGCCGCTTCCGGCACCACAACCCCCACCGGCACCAGCAGCACCACCAACGCCGACGACGCGCCGACTGCTTCCGGCACAACCACCCCCACCGGCACGCTGGCACGCACGAACGCGGACGACACCAGCGCGGCCAGTGGCACCACCACCCCGACCGGCACCGTCGCACGCACGAACGCGGACGACGCGCCGACTGCTTCCGGCACCACAACCCCGACCGGCACCAGCAGCACCACCAACGCGGACGACACCAGCGCAGCATCTGGTGCAGCCGGGTCGGCCACCGGCACCAGTTCCACCACGAACGCCAACGACACGGCCAACGCGTCCGGCACTGGTGGTCTCGATGTCCCGAGCGACGCCACACGCGGCGCAGTTCGCAAGGCACGCAAGTTCCCCGAAAGACCCAAGCCCCCGATCATCCTGCCAGTGATCGTCGGCGTCGGGTCGGCCACCGAGTTCGACGACATCGTCGCAGCGTTCGGTGAGGTCGACCCGTTCAACCTTCTGGCAGAAGACGAAGAGCTCTTGCTGCTGGTGTGACCCCCTTGGAGGTTCCGCATGGACATCTCGCAGCGCGAAGGCATCGCAGCCACGCTCCAGCATCGGTCGTTCGACCTCACCTCGTTCGAGTTCCGCGACGGCGAAGGCTCCGACGCCGCCTTCACCTTTGAGGGTGTCGCGTCCGTGGTCGACACCCCGTACTCGGTGCGCGACCAATTCGGCGAGTTCACCGAGACCATCCGCTCAGGTGCGTTCAACAAGTCGATCACCACGCCGTCCAAGAAGCCCGCCGATGACGTGTTCCTGTACGTCAACCACCGGCACGCCGACGTCCCGATGGCGTCCCGCAACGCGCACACCCTCAAGCTGTCCGCAGACCCCAACCTGCGCGCATGGGCCACGCTCGACCCCGCACGCTCCGACGTGGTCATCGCCCGCTCCGCAGTGATACGCGGCGAAATGTCACAAATGTCCATCGGCTTCACCGTCAACAAGTCGCGAGACCAATGGAACGACGACTACACCGAGCGCACCATCCACGAGGTCAACCTCAAGGAAGTGTCCATCGTCCCGATCGGCGCGAACCCGCACACCTCGGCATCCATGCGCTCCTTCGACGAGTTCATGGACTCGCTCAAACTGATGGACGACCTCACCGACGCCGACATCGAGCGAGCCATCGCCTACTTCACCGAACTGCGGACTGTCCCGCAGATCAACCCCTTCGCAGAACGTGACCGCCAGGAGCGCGAAGCCCTCGAGCGCAAGCTCGCCGGCCGCCCCGGCTTGAACCTGTTCTGACCCCCTCGCCAATCACGGCGACCAGCGACGCAGCCGCGCAGCCACCCGGCACCCGGCACCTCGCGACACCCATACCCACACCTTCCCAAGAAAGCAGGTGATCGCATGGACATCCGTGCACACGTCATCGCGCTGAACGAGGACCGTGCCCGTGTCGTTGAGCAGCTTCGTGCTGAACTGGACGCCACCGCCGGCCGCGAGCGCAGCGCAGAAGAGGCCCAGAAGATCGCGCGCATGGACGCACGCATCGACGAGATCGACGCCGAAGTGCGCGAGTTCGTCGCCCGTGAGACCCGTGAGCGTGAGGCCGCCGAGCTCCGTCAGCAGACCGAGACCGTCTTCGGTGAGGCCCGCGCCGCCCGCAACGACGCGGCCGCCATGGACTCGTTCCGCAAGTGGGCTCTCACCCCGGACCACCTCCGTGGCGAGTTCGAGATCGACATCCAGCGCGCCATGAAGGAGCGTCAGCTGCTCCGTCAGGGTGCCAGCCCGGAGGAAATCCGCGCCCTCGCGTGGGACGCCACCTCGGGTTCGCTGGTCGTGCCGACCACGATGGCCCGCAGCCTGTACGACATCCTCGAGGCCAACATTGCCGCCTTCCGCATCGGCGCGACGGTGATGAACACCACGACCGGTGAGAACATGCAGCTGCCGCGCCTCGTGACGCACAGTCTCGCGACTCAGGTTGCCGGCCAGGGCACGACCCTTGCTGGAAGCGATCCCGTGCTTGGTCGCGTCAACATCAATACGTTCAAGTACGGCCAGCTCGTCCGCGTGTCGTCCGAGCTCGTCAACGACGCCGCGTTCGACATCAACAGCTGGCTCGGCGGCGACCTGGGCTACGCCCTGGGCCGCGTCGTGGACGCCGACCTCGTCGTCGGCACCGGCACCAACGAGCCGACCGGCATGACCATCCTGGCTGGTTCGGGCACCAACGCCCCGATCAAGACGGGTGGCTCGCTGATCGCTCCCACGGTGGAGAAGTTCATCGACCTGCAGTACAGCATCAACGACCAGGCTCGCCAGAAGGCGGCGTGGCTGATGAACGACAGCACGGCCGGGTCGATTCGCAAGCTGCGTGACGGAGCGGGAGGCACTGTCGGAGCATTTTTGTGGGAGCCGTCGCTGACGGCCGGCCTGCAGTCGGGTCAGCCCGACCGCTTCCTCGGAAGCCCGGTGTACACCGACACCAACTGCGCTGCGGCTGGTTCCAACGCCATCCTGGCCACCTATGGTGCGTTCGACGAGTACGTCATTCGTACCGTGGGCAACCCGGTCATCGACGCCAGCACGGAGCGTTTCTTCGATACCGACGAGGTGGGCTTCCGTGGGCGCTGGAGGGTTGGCGGCAACCACCGCCAGGTCAGCCACCTGAACACTTTGGTCCAAAATGTGTGACTCAGAGTGAGATTAATCTCACTCTGAGTATCCACACACCTAACCAAAGGTGCCTGGTACAATGGTGGGGCCGGAGAGTTAGCCGCTCTCCGGCCCCTGCCAGACAGTCGTGGAAGGACTGAATGACATGACCGAGTCTACGCGGCATGGCCACCACAATGGATACTTCGTTGACGGATGCCGGTGCGCTGAATGCAAGGCTGCTGCCGCCGCCTATCAGAAGGCCCTGAGGGCGACCCGTAGGGGCAAGTGCCCAGCCGAGTCTCATGGCACCCGGCACGGCTACGACCACTTCGGTTGCCGATGTGACGACTGCAAGTCTGCCAACAAGGCGTACATGTCGCAGTTCCGGGCACGCCCAGGGAAGAAGCAGATTGCCGACGAAGCGTCTCGTCGCTGGGCTGAGGCAAACGCAGACAAGTATCGCTGGCGACGTCGCACCTACCAGCGGACTTACGCTCACCGGAAGCGCACCCGACTGATCGTGGAGTGGCGAGCCGGCCGCAAAGCCGCCGCCTAACTCCAACCCTTCGCCTGGCAGGGGCGAAGCGCACTCAGGCCCACCCGCACGATCGGGTCGGGCCTGGGTGCGCGCATACCTGCCACTCACCTGCCAACCCCTGCAAGGAGAAACCGTGCCCGTGCACAAAGTCCCTGCCGCGTCCCTACACGAGGATCTGATCCAGATTCAGCGTGAGGGTGAGGTCATCGACCACGTCATCCAGCAGTCCCGCAACTACTGGCTGGTCATCACCACGTTCCCGCGTCAGCACGCCGAGCTCCGACCGCTCACCCACGCAGCGCGCGTCGGGGCGATGGAGCAGCGTACCGAGTGGGATCGCGACCCGTTGCTGCACTCGTTCCTCACGGACGACATCGTGCGGGACGGTGACGCGTGAAGTTCCTCATTCACTCCAACGGCCCGAACGTCAAGACCGGGTATGGCGTCCAGACGAAGCTGCTCGTTGACCGGCTCACCGCCGACGGTCACCAGGTTGCGGTGTCGGCAACGTACGGCCAGACGATGGGCTGCGGCATGGGCGAGTACATCACCCCCTCCGGCGTCAAGGTCCCGGTGTACCCGTCGCTGTTCCTGGTGTCGGGTGACGACGTGGTGATGGCGCACGCCAAGCACTTCTTCGGAGCCGACGAGGGCTGGATCATCCCGCTGCTCGACGTGTGGTCGCTCGCCAACCCTGGCCTGGCTGACATGAACGTCGCCGCGTGGGCTCCGGTCGACCACGACCCGGTGCCGAAGATGGTGCTGGACTTCTTCGACCGCTCCAAGGCGCGTTGTATTGCGATGACCCGTCACGGTCAGGAGCAGTTCACCGCTGCCGGTTTAGACGCTGCGTACATCCCGCTGTCGGTGGACACGAAGGTGTACCGGCCCCGCTACACGGCCACCATCGACGGCCGCGAGGTCAACGGTCGCGAGTTCCTGAACCTGCCCGAGCAGGCGTTCGTGGTCGGCATGGTGGCGATGAACAAGGACCCGAACCGCAAGGGCTGGTCCGAAGGTCTGCAGGCGTTCGCGAAGTTCCGCCAGAAGCACCCGAACGCGATCTTGCACATCCACACGGAGAAGTCGGGCACGGCCGGCGGTGTCGACCTCGTCGCGTTGGCGGCAATGTGCGGCATCCCGTTGGAGGCTGTCCGGTTCACCAACCAGTACGCCTACGCCATCGGGTTCCCGCCCGAACTGATGGCGCTCATGTTCACAGCGTTCGACGTGCTGCTCGCGCCGTCGCTCGGCGAAGGGTTCTGCGTCCCGCTGGTCGAGGCGCAGGCGTGTGGTGTCCCGGTGATCGCCACCGACTTCACCGCTCAGCCCGAACTCGTCGGTGCCGGCTGGATCGTGTCCGGGCAGAAGTGGTGGGACGGCCCGTCGAAGTCGTGGTATCAGACGCCGAACGTTGACCAGATCGCCGACGCGCTCGAGGAGTCGTACAACGCCGACTTCGACGAGCTGGCCGAGAAGGCAATCCGGTTCGCTCAGCAGTACGACACCGACTGGGTGTATGACCGCTACTGGCGTCCGTACCTCAAGACGCTGGACACGACCCCGGAGGCGACGAAGCCGAAGATGGAGCGGGTCGCTGTTCTGGTGCCCGCTGTCAATCGGCCCGAGAACGTGAAGCGGTTGGTGGAGTCGTTCAACGCCACCAACGACGGCACCGCAGACCTGTACTACATCCTCGACGAGGACCAAGCCGAGCAGATCGCAGCGGTGGAGTCGTTCGGTGTGCGCTGGTTCAAGGCGGATCGCGGAACGTCGTACGCGTCGAAGATGAACGAGGGCTACAGCCAGACCACGCACGACTTCGTGTTCCTCGCCGGCGATGACGTGGAGTTCACGTTCGGCTGGATTCAGGCCGCGCGTGAGCTGTCCGACCGCTATGACGTGATCGGCACGAACGACTCCGAGCAAGGTCGCGTCCGTAACCCGAACGTGGCGAGCGGCAAGCACGCAGACCACTTCTTCGTGCGTCGCTCGTACGTGGAGGACGAGGGGTCCTCGCTGGAGGGTCCCGGCATCCTCTGCCCGGAGGCGTACTACCACTTCTTCACGGACAAGGAAATGATCCAGCTTGCCCGCGCTCGCGGCGTGTTCACTCCGTGTCTGGCGTCGGTGGTCATCCACCACCACCCCGGCTACGACGGACGCGAAGACCTGCGCGCGAAGGACCCGACCTACATGAAGGCGGTCGAGTTCTCCGAGATGGACGAGATCGCGTTCAAGCGGCGTGCGGGGCTGATCGAGCAGCACCGCACGGTGAAGAAGGACATTTGGTCATGAGGCCGCTCGTCATTGACTGCTTCCCCATCAACAACGAGCTGCACCACCTTCGTATGCGGCTCGAGGAGATGGCCGACGCGGTCGACTTCTTCATCGCGGTTGAGGCCGACGTGGATCACCAAGATCACCCGAAGCCGTACCACATCACCGAGCACCTGTCCGAGTTCGACGCCTGGTCGGACAAGCTGATCGTGGTTCGTGCGACTGGCCTGCCGACGGTGAAAGACGACCCTGACCCGTGGGCGCGTGAGCTCGCACAGCGCGAGTACGCGATGGACGGTCTGCGCGAGGTCAACAAGCGACGCGAGTTGTCGCCGACGGACATCATCCTGCACGGCGACGTGGACGAGGTGTGCCGTTCGCTCTATGTGAAGAACGTCCGACCGCGTGACTCCTTCATCACCTTTGAGCAACGCCTGCACTGTTTCGCGGTCGACTGGCTCCACCCTGACCCGTGGGGTGGCACGGTCGCCGCAACGATCCAGCAGATGGGTGCGCTCGGACAGTGGCCTTTCCAGAAGCTCCGCAACACCCGCAACGCCAACCTGTCGCTGGTGGACGCCGGCTGGCATTTCTCGTGGCTCGGCGGCAAAGAGGTGGCCCTGGCCAAGCTCGGGTCGTTCTGTCACCCCGAAATCGCAGAACGGACCCTGGTCGGGCTGTCGTCCGATCTGTACCTGCGCGAAGGCTTCCACGTGGACGGCCGCCGCATGACCCCTGTCGATGTTGACGACACCTGGCCGGCGTTCATCCGTGAGCGTCGTTGCCCGAGTGAATGGTTCCGCCCCCGTGACTGACCCTGCCTTCCACGAAGAATGGTTCTGCAATGAGTCGCAGAACGTCCTGCAAGCTCTCGTCGCCGAAGCCCCGCCCGGACTCATCGTCGAGTTCGGTGCGTGGGAAGGCCGCTCGTCGGCTGCGCTTGCCAACGCCGCCTATCCGCGTGTCGTTCACTCGGTCGACCCGTGGGACGGTCGCGGTCACCCGATGTCCGAGGAGATCGCGTCGCGGCGCGACATCGGCGCACAGTGGCAGGCGAACATGGATGCCCACACGAAGGGCAACGTGGTCGGTCACAAGATGGGGTGGCGTGAGTTCCTGCCGCAGATCAAGGACCCAGTCGGACTGTGCTTCATTGATGCGGACCACTCCTATCGCGAGGTGTTCGACAACATCGCAGCGATGGTCCCGCTCATGGCTCCCGGTGGGATCATGTGTGGTGATGACGCCCACTACGGGCCGGTGCAGGACGCCGTGTTTGACCTGCTCGGCACCGAGGTGGCGGCGTTGGCGACCGTGTGGATTTGGCAGATGCCGACCGATGAAGGCGAAGCAGATCAGGTGCGACTGCGCGCAAAGTCGATGGCACTCGCCCCGACCGGTCGCGAACTGGACGTACAGATCGAGCGCATCGTCCGGCTGTACCGACACTATGTCGGCTCGGTGTCGCCGCAGGACATGGCGGCATCTCCGGCGACGGTCGCCTACCTGTATCACCTGTGTGAAGTCCTGCAGCCCCGCAGGGTGCTGGACCTTGGTTCTGGGCTGTCGTCGGCGGTGTTCCGCAAGTGGCAGCAGGAGCAGTCGCCCACGTCACAGATCGTGACGGTGGACGACGACCCGGAGTGGTTGGAGCGCACCCGCAAGTTCTTGGTCGACAACGAACTATCAACAGACGACCTGCTCGACAAGATGCCCGAGGACGGAGAGTTCGACTTGGTGTTCCACGATCTGGCCGGTGGCGAAACCCGAGAGCGTGCAGCGCAGTGGGCGATGCGTTCCGTGCGTCCCGGCGGGGTGATCGTGCTGGACGACATGCACCGCCACGGTGAGGAGTACCGCCGTCTCGCTTCGTTGGAAGGGTTCGACCTGTACTCGCTGGAAGCCCGCACCCGTGACGCGGTCGGCCGCTGGTCTGCGCTCGGCATCAAGACCGGCCGCATCGAGGCGAAGTCGGACCTGCAAGCAAAGTACGAGCTGCAGGCTCGCACCCCGTCAGACATCTTTGAGCACCTGCCGGTGTTCGTGCAGATGGTGAAGGCGGCGAACGTCCAGACCGTGATCGAGCTCGGCACCCGCACGGGCGTGTCGACCATCGCCTGGCTGTACGCGCTCGAGCAGACGGGCGGTCACCTGTGGTCGGTGGACATGGACGCCAAGCCTGGCATCGGTGACTATCCGCACTGGACCTACATCCAGGGCGACGACGAGGACCCGAACGTCTACGGCCAACTCCCGAAGCAGTGCGACATCCTGTTCTTGGACACGTCGCACCACTACCAGCACACCAAGCGCGAGCTGGAGTTGTACCGCAGGTTCGTGAAGCCGGGTGGGCTGATCGTGTGCCACGACACCGAACTGCCGATCCCCGAGGGCCACCCGCCTGGCGATCCGGCGTACCCGGTAAAGCGTGCCATCGAGGAGTTCGTGGCGCAGTACGGCTACCGCTGGCAGAACCTCCCCAACTGTTGGGGCCTAGGAATCATCGAGGTGAGGTGACATGACGCTGACCAACGCCTACACCACGCTCGACGCGCTCAAGACCGAACTGCAACTCCCGGTCGGGGACTACACGTATGACGCCCGGTTGGAAACGGCGATCTCTGCGGCATCCCGGCAGATCGACCGCTACTGCGGCCGGTTCTTCTACCAGGACGCCACGGTGCAGGTGCGTACCTACTTCCCTGAGACGCCCGAGTGTTGCCCGGTGGACGACATCTCCACCACCACCGGTCTGATCGTCAAGACCGACGACGACGATGACGGCACGTACGAGACCACGCTGACGTTGACGACCAACTACATCCTGTTGCCGACGAACGCTGCAGCCCGCTACCCGGTGGAGCCGTACACGGAACTACAGCTGGTGGACTCCGGTATCACGGCGTTCCCGATGTCGTACTCGCAGCGTCCAGGGGTGCAGGTGACGGCGCAGTTCGGGTGGCCCTCGGTGCCCGGTGACATCGCTAAAGCGTGTCTCGTCCAGGCCACGCAGCTGTTCAAGGCGTCCGACGCTGTGTTCGGTGCGCTCTCGTTCGACGCCGGCATCTTGCGGGTGCGCGAAACCCTCAACCCGATGGCCGCTGCGCTCTGCGAGTACTACGTGAAGAGGTACGCGTGACCACGATCGCCGACGTGCGCGAGGACATGGCAGCGGTTCTGTCCACCCTGGCCGACTGGTCGGTGTCGTCCTACATCGGCGACCAGGTGTTCCCGCGCATGATCAAGATCGCCCGCCCCGCGTTCGATCCGCGCATGGTGTTCCAGCAGACGAAAGCGGTACACCAGTTCAAGGTGACCGCCTACGCCCCGCGCGCCACCCCCGAGACTTCCGAAGCTGCACTGGATGCGCTGTGTGAGCTCACCGGGAACACGTCGCTGATCGCCGCGATCCAAGACGGGTCGCTGTGGACGGTGGACGTGGATTACGCGCAGGTCACCAAATGCGGAGCCGTGTACGCAACCCAATGGGTCGACTCCACCACGGAGTACTTGGCCTGTGACTTCGAGATCGAGGTGGTCTGGTAATGGCAGCTGTTGCTTCCTACAACTCGCGCATCTTCGTGGGCAACCTTGGCTGGCACGCGTATGCCACCGGGTTCAGCTTCAACGACAACTCCGACATGCTGGACGTGACGGTCCTGTCGAACACGTCCAAGACCTTCATCCCCGGGATCGAGTCGGGCGACCTCTCGGTGGAGACCATCCTCGACACGGCGACCGCGACGAACTTCGCGGCGTCCACGACGTGGAAGGGCACCCCGCAGGTCGTGACGCTGCTGCACGCCGGCACCGCGCGTGGTACGGCTGCGGTTCAGATCATCGGCAACCAGGGGTCGTTCACGATCAACTCCACCCCGAGCGATGCGGTGAAGGCGTCCGGGTCGGTGATCACGTCCGAAGGCATCGACTTCGGTGTGGTGATCGACCCCGAGACGGCGATCACGGTGGACACCAACGGCACTGCGGTCGACAACGGTGCGTCCACGGCGAACGGTGGCGTCGCACATCTGCATGTCACGGCGTTCTCCGGTCTCACGTCCAACTCGGTGATCGTGGAGCACTCCACCGACAACGCCGCATGGTCGACGCTCGGCACCTTCACCCTGGTGACTGGCACCACGTCGGAGCGTCTGCTGATCACGGCCGGCACCACCGTCAACCGTTACCTGCGTGTCCGTGATGACGTCACCGGCACCGGGTCGTGCACTCGCATCGTGACGTTCAACCGTCGCTGATAGTTCCCCCGCCCACCTGCCATGGGCGAAGTCTCCACCTACCCCTTCACCCCCTAGGAGATCCCAATGGCCTTCCGTGCAGGTACCACGTCGGCGTTCTATGCCGGCACCGCCGCCCTGACCAACCTGTCGCCGTATGCCGACAACATCTCGGCACCGCAGACGACCGAGCAGCTCGACGTGACGGGCTTCGGCTCGGCGTCCAAGGTGTTCATCCCCGGCCTCCAAGACGGTGACCAGATCAGCATCTCGGGCGCGTACGACGTGGCCGTGCACTCGCTGATCACTGGTGCCAAGGCTGCCGGTTCGCTGCTCGGCTTCGTCTACGGCCCTGGTGGCTCGGTCGCGTCGCAGGCTCGCGTTGCCGGCTCGGTGTACGTCGCGCAGTACGCGCTCAACACCACGGTGGGCGGGCGCGTGGAGTACAGCATGTCGCTGCAGGTCAGCGGTGCTGTGACGAACTCGACCTTCTAGAGGTGGCGTTCATGTAGGAAGCGTGCCGCGTGGGCACGGATGGCAATTGACAAGAGCTTGTGTGGGCTCTGGAGATCGTGCGGCGCGCGCTCGGGTTCGTCGGTTGGCTTCACTCACTAAACGTTGCCGCTTCTCTCGTTCCGGAAAACTTGCCGGAACGAGAGTCGGTTCTAACGCCCGCGCTCACTGATGAGGTGGGCGACATCAACATCTAGGAGCGGCCTAATGCCTGACGGGTTCACCGTTCTTCAACGCAAAGCCGCCCAGCTCGAGCGTGAGTTCTCGGGTGAAGCGTCCAAGAAGCGGTTGGAGCGCGTTGCCCGTCAAACCAAGACCGACGTTGACGAGGCCGTGCGCGACGACCTGGGCGACCTGTCGATGTCGGGCTGGCCGCGCGGCAACATCGTCGGTCGCTACGACGTGCTCTCGGACCATGAGTTCGAGATCAACCCTGTGCCGCGCAGTCGTGGCCCGATGCGCGTGTTGGAGCAGGGTCGCAACCAGGGCAACGCGTCCGGGTTTGCCGGCCCTGGCATCAACACCCGCACCGGCTTGACGGCGCGCAACAAGAACGGGTCACTCCGCAAGGTGCGCGCACGTAAGGGCAAGCGGTGGAACGGCCGCACTGAGGGCAAGGGCACCTGGACTGACGCAGCGAAGTTGATGTCCGAGCGGGTGCCCGACCGGGTGGATAGCGAAGTGCAGAAGGCCATCGGCAAGTTCTTCAAGAAGGGGTGACCCGTGGCTAGCTTCACCGAACGCATCAACGTCATCATCGACGTCGCGACGCAGAAAGCAACGACGGGACTCAAGGACTTCCGCAAGTCGGTCGGTGACGCTGAGGGGTTCACCGGCAAGCTGAAGGCGGGCGCATCGAGCCTGTCGGCCACGCTCGGGGGTTTGGGGCCGGAAGCGGTCGCGGGTGCGGCGACGGTCGCTGCAGGTGCCGCTGTGAAGATGGCCGGCGAGTTCTCCGCGCTTGGCGTGGAGGTCGGCAAGTTCTCCGACGCGACAGGCATGTCGACCGAGGAGTCTTCGCGATGGATCGAGGTTGCGAACGACCTCGGTGTGAGCACCGAAGGCCTGCAAGGCATCCTCGGGAAGCTCAACAAGAACGTTGACCCCAAGCTGTTTGCGTCGTACGGCATCTCCATCGCCCGCGCTGCGGATGGCACGGTCAACGCCAACCAGACCTTCCTCAACACGCTGGACGTGCTCAACCGGATGAAGGACCCGGCCGAGCGCGCAAAGACTGCGGCGAAACTGCTCGGCAGGGGTTGGCAGGACGCTGCCGAGCTGATCGGTATGTCGGCCAAGGAGGTCAAGGACCGCCTTGACGACGTGTCCGACTCCAAGGTGTTCGACCAGGACAAGGTTGCGAAGGCGAAGAAGTACCGCGACGCGATGGATTCACTCCGCGACGCGTTCCAGGACATCACGCTCGAGCTCGGCGAGGCGTTGGTGCCGGCATTGTCCGATGTCGCAGACGGCATCAGCAAGATCACGTCTGTCGCTGGTCCTGCAATTCATGCGCTGGACGCCCTGCAGAATTCCGACGTGGGTGGCTGGCTGGACTCCGCGTTGAATTGGCCGTCCGAGGTTGGCGGCGCGATTGCAGACGGTATCGGCATCCTGAAAGACGGCGTCGGTGAGTTTGACGCATTTGGCAAGAAGTTCAAGGTGACCAACGACGCGGTCGGGACATCAGCGGACCAGGCTGCCGTCAATCTGTACGCCCTAAACGACCGGGCACATTTTGCCGCCGTCGGGCTTGACGAGGAGGCCGCAGCGGGAGATCGTGCCAAGGAAGCGACGAAGAAGCTGGCGAAGGCGACGCAGGACCTGAACGACATCCAGAAGGATGCGATGGGACTGCGTGCCGACATCGTCACCCAGTCGCTCGATCTGATGGCTGCGCAGGCCGAGTACAACGCGTCGCTGAAGGACGGCACGTCGAACACGATCGACCTTGCGAAGCAGGCGAACGATCTGGCGACGAGGCAGGCTGATCTCGCTGCCGCACAGGACAAGGCGAACGGCAAGACGCAGACCGCGTCAGAGCGTGCAGCGATCTTGAAGAAGGCGTACGAGGACCTGCAGAAGGGCATCGAGAAGGGTTCCCCGCTGTGGAACGCGATCGAGGCATACAAGCAGTCGCTGAACACGATCCCGACGAACATCCGCACCACCCTGTCGATCAACGATGCTGCCGGCCGTCCGATCTCGACGAACGGCGGCGCAGGCGTGAGTGGTGCGGGCCAGAAGACACCCGACGGTGAGCGCAGTTCGCGTTCGATCAACGTGACCGTCAACACCGGGGCTGATCCGAACGCAGTGGTGCGGGTCATCAAGGAGTACCAGCGTCGCGGGGGTGTGATTTGAGCCCGCCTGCGATCACGGTCACGGTGTTCTTCGACACCCTCACCACTGGCGGTTCATCGTTCCAGTTGAACGACTCCACCAAAGGCAAGCT